TGCTGATATTGGAAACACAATCTTTATTCAACCCGGAGACCAACCAAAGTGGGCTTCATCAAATCAATTAGGTGTTATAGTTGAAGCGGCAACTTTTTCACCAATTACATTAACACAAAGTGGAACAGAATGCACTATATTGTTAAACGGCTATTTTTCACCGGGTGCTATGCGTCGTCCGGGTAGCACATTTAGTGATACTGGATTTTATTATACTCCACCGGGTGCAAACACAGGTGGTCCTTTATATTTAATGCCAAAAGAAGTTCAAGATACGGTTTTTGTTGATGGCACATTTTCAACCGTCACAAAGAATACAAGTGGTGCGTTTTCTAACTTCTTACCAAGTAGTTCAAGTTTAGGTCTGGTTAGTGCAACACAAGGAGCGGCAAGAATTATAGGATATGCTCATGATATAAATGCTCCTTATGTTGTGAAATTTAATCCTGATAATACTTGGATAGAGTTTGGAAATTAATATATAAGATATGATAATAAATGGAATAGAAGTCGGTGGTGGAGGAACAGCAAGTGGTTCATCAGGTTCATCAGGTTCATCAGGTGTATCGGGAACTGATGGCACAGCAGGAACATCTGGTATATCAGGTTCAGCAGGAACATCAGGTATAACACAACTTGATATAGATGGTGGTAATCCATCAACCATCTATGGTGGAACTATTGACTTAGATGGCGGTGGAGTATAAAAATATATAAATGATATGGCAACAAAAATACAAATAAGAAGAGGATTAAGCACTGAATGGACTTCGGTTAATCCCCTACTCGCTCAGGGTGAAATGGGTTTAGAAACAGACACTAACTTATTTAAGTTTGGCGATGGTTCATCTTTATGGAATTCACTTTTGTATGTTAATGATACAACTGGTAATTCAAGATTTATTACATCAACAACAACCTTAACGGCAGGAAAAGAACATGTATATTATGACCTCTTTATTCTTGATTCATTTAACATATCGGAATATAATAATGTATATAATATCGCAGGAACATCATTTCTAAATAATGCAATGGTAAGCATATTAGATAGTATGTGGATAGATGATACTTTATATGTTGGAGGTAATCTAAATATAGGAATATAAAAAAAATAAAATATAAGAAATGGCACAAATAAACATAAAAAAGAACGCATCAGCATCTGTTTCAACTCCACCATCAGGAGTTCAAGCAATCTTTATTGGAACTGATGGTATATTGTATGGTAAAAGTGATGCGGGAGCGGTCACACAACTTGCTGGATTAACTGGACCTGCTGGTTCTGCTGGTTCATCAGGTTCATCAGGTATAAGTGGATCGTCTGGTTCATCAGGAACTTCTGGTGCTGCCGGTGAAAATGGTTCATCAGGTTCATCAGGAACTTCTGGTGTAAATGGAGCAACTGGCGCAAGTGGATCTTCTGGCTCATCAGGTGTAAATGGTTCATCAGGTTCATCAGGAACTTCTGGTGCAACTGGTAATAATGGATCTTCTGGTTCATCAGGAACTTCTGGTGTAAATGGAACAAGTGGAACATCACCATCTGGTGGTGGAGCAGCAGGATTAGTTGCTGGTGTTGGTTATAATTCAGTTCAATCAAACACAACTTTAACGCCGGGAGCAACTGCTGCTGGTTCTGATTCTGTTGCTATTGGTGCTTCAGCCTCATCTGCATCACTAAACGGAGATGTGGTAATCGGTAGTAAATTAACAGCACTTGCTGGTAATGGATTTGGAAATAGATCGGTTTTAATCGGTAATAATTCATCTTCGGATCCTTATGGCAGAGCAAATGTTGTAATCGGGTTTGGATTAAATGGATTTAATGGTGCTGTAAATATAGGAACTGATAATAATTGCGACACAGACCGTTCATATGCATTAGGACAACTTAATACATCATTAGGTAATGGATCAATTGCTATTGGATACAGCAATACATTAGAGGATACTGGTGATATATCAATAGGAAGTTATAATTTCAATAATACTGCTGGGATTTATAATGTTTCAATCGGCGGAGGACTTCTTGTTAGAAACAGCAGCGTGTCCTTTGGATTATCAAGTCAAGCAACAGGTCTTAGATCATTTTCAGTTGGTGTAAGTTCTCTTGCAACACACGATGAGTCGATTGTATTAGGCTCCTATACAGCATCAGTTGTTCCTAATGCTTTACATGTAAAAGGATTATACTTATATTCTACTGCTGGTGTATATGCTGATAATGCAACAGCCTTAACTGCTGGTCTAACAGCCGGTCAAGTATATAGAAAGTCTGATGGAACATTAATGATTGCTTACTAAAAATAAAAAAATATAAGATATGAAAATTATAGGAATAAAAGAAGGAACACAGGATAATATAGTTTCTATGATAAACACGGTGGAAGTTCCATTATCGTTTGTTATAGAATGCTTTGAATTAGATTCACGACAAATGCTTTTTGTTTATGAAAATAATAAAGATTTATTTATTATAGAAGATTAACTATGAAGCAACTAAAAACGATAGTCGTTTCACATATTATACTTCAAGATGGAACAATCAGTGGTGTTTCTATGTATAGACATCATTATAGAAGGGATAAGATTAGACGATTGTTCTTATTAGAAAATATACTATAAAAGTATATTATACAAAACACTAAACCACTAAATGGCAAAAGAAGATATACAATTAAAGATTAGTGCCGCAGTTGAATCGGCTGAGGCTGCCAAATCATTAGGTCAGTTAAGAAAATCCTTAATGGAAATTCAATCACTTCAAGCAGAAGTTGGTGATGAGTCGGGTGCACAATTTGATAAATTAACTCAGGCTGCTAATGCGGCTTCGGCTAAACTTGCTGAAACTCGTGATAGAATTGGTGATATTCAAGATAAGAATAGAACATTAGAAGGAACACCTATTGAAAGATTAAGTGGTTCATTTGGATTACTTAAAGAAAGTATAATGAACCTTGACTTTGATAAAGCAAAAATAGGTGCTGAGGGTTTATTAAATACCTTCACACCTGTTGTTGATGGTAAATTAGTCACCGGTCTTGCTGGTGTTAAAGGTGCCTTTGGTATGTTAGGTGAAGGTGTTAAATCATTAGGTTCAACATTTATGTCGGTGGGTAAAGCCTTACTTACCAATCCTATATTCTTATTAGCAGCAGCAATCATTGCTATTGTAGCCGTTGTTATTCTAATAATGGATAAATTAGGTATTCTTAAAAAGGTTATGGACGCCTTAGGATATGCCGTTGGTTTAGTTGTGCAGGCATTTGAGGCTTTAACTGACTGGTTAGGTCTAACAACCAACGCACAAGAGGCTAATGCAGAATCGGCTAAAAAGTTAGGTGAAACTCAAAGGGCTGAAATTGACGCAACTGCCAATAAACAAAAGGCTCACCTAACAGCAATTCAAGGAATGACCGCTGAGGAAATTGCTGAGTATAGAAAAAAGGCTGGTATAAGAGATACACTTAATCAAAATTCATTTGATATTGAAAAAACAAGATTAACTCAAACACAAGCAACACTCTTAAATGAAATTAATGCTTTACAAGAATTACAAGACGCTGGTGGTGAATTAACAGAAGAACAATTAAAAGATTTAGAACAAAGAAAAAAAGATTACGAAACTAATTCTGCAGCAATTGTTGCAAACGAGGAGGCAAAAGTAAAAGCAATAATGGATGCCAATAAAAAGGCAACTGATACTTTAAGAGACTGGAAGATTAAGAACATCAAAGATGAAAATGAAAGAGCAAAAGAACAATCAAAACTTGATGAACTAAAAGAAATAACAAAAATTAATGTTGCTATTGAAGAACAAAAAAGATTAACTGGTTTTAATTCAAAAGAAGTTAGGGATTTAGAAGCAACTAAAACTGAAATTCAAAAACTTTTTAACACACAAAGAACCGGTATTGAAGAAGCACAGAATAAGAAAGCAGCAGACAACTATAAGAACGCAGTTCAGAAACAATTGGCTGAAAAAGAAAAATCATTACAACTTGGAATTGAAAAGTTAAAGAAAGCAAATGCTGATGAAGAAACTATACTTAAAGCACAATTTAAGATGGAAAGTGATTTGCTTAAATTCAAAGAGGATAAAAGAATACTTACTGGTAAAGCATTAGAACTTGAAAATATCAGGTTGCTTAACTCACAAAAAGAAAGACAGGCAGCATTTGATAAAGGTGAATTAGATGAATATAATAAAAATAGAGTTTTGCGTGCTGAAAATAAAGTTAAAAACTTAGAAGCAGATTTAGCAAAAGAATTAGGTATTGAAGGTTTAACTGCCGATGAACGACTTAAAAAGAATAGGGAATATGATGAACGACTTTTTAATGCAAGAAGAGAAGCAGCAATTACAAGAACAAATGTTGAACTTGAAGATACTAAAAAGAGTGAAGATGAAAAGAATGCTATAAAAGCCGATTCATTTTTAGAAATTGATGCCTTAGATAAAGAATATCAAGCATTACAAGATGAGTATAGAACTTATGAAGCCGAACAATTGGCACTTACAACTCAAATAATTGCTGATAAATCACAATTTAAACTTGATAATTATAAGCAAACAGAAGCCGAAATGGCGCTTATGGATCAAAAACAAGTTGATGCTATACTTAGAGCAAGCAACGACCAAATTGTGGCTGATATGTATGCAATGCAGGCAGAACTCACTAACACTGAACTAACTGAGGCACAAAAAGCAGAAATTAAAGAGCGCTACCGTCAATTAGAAATTGATAGAGAAAAAGAAAAAGAGGATAAATTAAGAGATCTTAAAGTTAAAAATTATAATGATACATTAGAACTCGGACAAAAAGCAAATGCTGCAATTCAGTCGTTAAGTGATGCTTTATTTGCTTTTAAGAAAAGAGATGGAACAAGAACATTAGCACAACAAAAGAAAGATGCTGAAAATCAATTCAAAGTTAATAAAGCACTTCAAATTAGTTCTGCTATTATTACTGGTATTCAATCTGTAATGTCTGCTTTTGCAAATGGTATGAAAAACCCTATACCTTTATTAGGTCCAGCAACTGCTGGTGTTTATGCCGTAATTGCTGGTATTACTGCTGCCGCTAATGTGGCTAAAATTGCGGCTACTAAATTTGATGCTTCATCATTTACACCACCTGATACTTCTGGTGGAGGTGGTAATCAAGATGCTAATAGAGCAGCAGATATGGCAGCAGCAGATAAGGCAGCATCAGCACCAACAAACTTCCAACCAAATCAATTCTTTGGATTAGGACAACAAACAGCAGTTGGTATGCCGGGTGGTCCTAAACCTATTAAGGTATATGTAAGTGAAGGTGATATTAGAGATGTAAGTGAAAGAGTATCAGTTATAGAAACAAGAGCAGTTTATTAAATATAATAGTTATGGAAAGATTAGATAAAATAAAGTTGGCAATTGAAAAAGGAATTACTTGTAATCCAGAAACTGGCATTGTATATGGTGTAAAAGGTAATAAACTCATTAGAAAGGTGAAAGGCAGACCTTGTTTCAACATTACACATAATAATAAAAATTATACAATACCAAACCACCACTTTATATTCTACACTAAGCATGAGTATGATGTTAGAATGATAGACCATATAAATGAAAATATATGTGATAATAGAATAGATAATTTAAGAGAAACAACAAAATCTCAAAATAGTCTTAATACTTCTAAGACAAAAGGCATTACTTATGAAAAAAGAACAAACAAGTGGTTAGCCAGATTACAGGTAAACGGAGTAAATAAATCTCTTGGTTATTTTAAATCAAAAGAGGATGCTATGAATACTTACCAATTAGAAAAACAAAAATATATTTAACACTATGAATCGTAAAATAAAAAAAATAGATCCTGATAGACTCCCGGTCTATGAAATTGTTATTGATGAGTTTGATGAGACAGGTATATCATTAATTAGTTTAGTCCAAGATCCGGCTATTATAGTTAAAGGTATGGCTTTTAACAACTCATCTATGATGTCTTTTAAAGAGGTTGGTGATAAACAAATCATTATAGGACCAGCCTTAATACCAGATATGAGGATATATCGTGAAGATGATAAGTATGGACGATATTATGTCACATTTAGTAAAGAGACTATTGCAAAGATGGTTGAAAAGTTTAACAAGTTTGGTTCTAATAGAAAAATAAATATAGACCACTCTAATCAAATGGTTGATGCCTTTATTATTGAAGACTGGCTTACAGAAGACGAAGTTTATGATAAGTCAAGAAAGTATGGATTTGAAGTTCCTGTTGGAACATATATGATTATGGTTAAGATTGAAGATACTGATTTTTGGAATGAAGAAGTTAAAGGTAATGGTAAGTTTGGTTTTAGTATAGAAGGTATGCTAGGACAACAACTGGTTAATTTAGTAAAACAAGAAGCCACTATTGATGATTTAACATTAGAAGATTTAATAGTGATATTCAGTGATATATTCGTCACCGATTCATCTAATGTTGATAGATTAAAATACTTTGAGGATACAAAAAAACTTGTTATTAAGTTTAATGATGGTTCTTATTATACTTATTTAGGTATAGAACCTGATGAGTTTAATGCTATTGTAGAAGGTGATGCGGTTTGTAGAACATCAGGCAGTAATGAATTTGGTGAGTGGGAAATAGGTAAAACACCATCTGTTGGAGCAGCCGTTTGGAAGTTCTTAATTGATAAAGGTAATTTAGGCACAGAAGGTGGATCCTTCTATTAATAATTATTTTCTAGCAAAATTAGAAAAATAATCACTATAAGTATATTATAGATATAAAAAATAAATAATTAAAATGGATAAGAACAAATTAATTGAAACAATCAAAAGTCAGTTAAAGGCATTGGTTTCTAGCGAAGTAAAGTTTGCTGAGGTTAAGGCTGGTGATTTATTGATTACATCGGTAGATGAGGAATTAGTTGTTGGTTCGGAAGTTTTCACACAAGACCAAGACGGTAATAATATACCACTTGGTGATGGTGAATATACTTTGGATTCTGGTGAGAAAATCACCGTGACGGCAGGTAAGATTGATGCAATGGCAAAAGTTGATGCAGTTGAAGCCGAAGTTGAAATAGAAGTTGAACCAACAGAAGAGGAAAAACCCGAAGAAGAAGCACCTATTAAAGAAGATGGTGAGGAAGATGAAATGGGATCTAAAAAGATGAAAGAACTTGAAGATCGTATGGCTAAATGTGAAAGTATGTTAGAAGAAATGTATAAATCTAATAACAAAATGGCACAAGAACTATCAAAAGTATCAGGCGAACCATCAGCAGAGCCTATTTCAGTTGAACCAACTGAATTCAAATCAGTTGAAGATAAAAAATCTGGCTATTCAAACATAGATATTATGTCTATCAGAGAAAAAGCAAGAAAAAACAGGTAATCAAACCAAAAAAAATATAAATAAATAACATGGCAACATTAAATTTAGGTAATTTAACAAAATATACAGACCAATTGTCTGGTATATTATTGAAGGAGTCAGTTTTAGTAGGTTCTACTTTTGACTATATCTCTATTCAAACAGGTGTGAAGTTTGCAGACAGCATCAACATCTTAACAAACTCTTTAACAGCCGCTGCAGGTGGTTGTGGAACAATTAGCCCAGCGGGTTCAACAACTTTATCACAAAGATCAATTTCGGTTGATGCAATTAAAGTTGAGGAAAGTGTATGTGTTGATGAATTTGAGCAATACTGGATCGGTCAGTTAGCAAAAGAAGGTTCTTATAATGAAATGGCACCTGAGGTGTTTAACACATTATACCTTTCTAACAAAGTTGAAAAAATCGGACAATTAGTTGAAGATATTTTCTGGAAAGCATCACCATCAGTAAGAGCACTTATCCCGGGTTCAGGTGCAGGTAATCTTGCATTAGCATCAGGTATTCTTAATACTTTACTTTACACATCAGCAACTTCATCAACGGTTGGTGCAACTGCAACAGGTGCATTAACGGTAGCAACAGCAATCAGTGTTGTTGATAATATGATCGCTCAAATCCCTAATGATGTATTAGGTGCAGAAGATTTAACTTTGTTTATGTCTCACGCAAACTTCCGTGTTTTAATGAACGCTTTAAGACAAGGTAATTACTTTACACAATATGATGGTGCTAAGGCTCACACTTGGGTATTAGACAATTACACTAACACTAATGTTAGAGTTGTTGCAACAAGAGGTCTTAACGCAACAGACATTATGGTTCTTACTCCATCTTCAAACTTATACTTAGGAACTGATAGTTTCGGTGAAGCAAGAAATGGTGATGGTTTCCAATTCTGGTATGATATTCGTGATAATATCACTTATTTCAGAGCGAAATTGAAAGTTGGAGCACAAGTTGCTTTTCCTCAATATGTAGTAATTAAATCAGCTTAATTACAAAAGAAAATATAAGATTAAATGGAGGTAGATTTATTCTACCTCCTATAATCTAAAAAAAATTAAACAACAAAATTATGCCAACAACATGTGTATTAACATCAGGATATAGTTTAGGATGTCGTGATTCTATTGGAGGAATTCAAGAAGTTTATATTGGTGAGTATAATGGCTCAACATTAGCATATACTTTTGGAACTGATAATATCATCGCAACATTTTCAGCAGGAACAAGTTCTTTCTATACTTTCCAACAAGAAATAGAAACTGCTTCTTATACTGAAAACGGACAATTCTCAACTGAAAACGGAACTTCGTTCTACGAACAAACATTAACAATAGCAGTCCATAAATTAGAGGCTTCACTAAGAAATAAAATCTTAGTATTAGGTCAAGGTAAATGGAGAATTCTTATAAAAGACCAAAGAGGTATTTATCGTCTTATGGGAGTTCAAAATCCAGTTAGAGTATCAGCCTCTACTCCTAATGTGGGTAAGGCTTATGGCGATATGAATGGTGCGTCTATTACATTTATGTGTAAAGAACCATCACCAGCATATATCGTGAGTTCAACAGCAGCACTTCAAGTGATTGCTCCGGCAGGAGTTTAATAACTGCCTGTTTGAATTAAAAAAAGGTTTCGTTTCATATTATCCTTTTTTAGACCCTCCAAAGTTGAGGGTCTTTTTTATTTTAAAAGAT